CTTAGAAAAAGATATTTTACTTTATGTATTCCACTCTCAAAACCCATGGCACGAAGATGTGTACCAATATCTAAATCCATTGTTTTATCATCTTGGAAATCAACAACATCTAATGGAAAGATTTCATCTTTTATCAATACATCATTATCATCAACATCAGGCGTATCAGATTGATAAACATACAAATGAATATAATCACGACCATCTCTTCCAAAACCTGTATACAGATTTTTTTTGATTTCTAATTGTTCTTTATCTTTTTGTGTTAATCCGTATGTTAACATTAGTCATTTAACTCCACTATTCTTGCTTGTAAATTTCCAATCTCTGTTTCTAAATCTTGGTTTAGTGTTACTTGAGCATCAATCTCATTTTTTAGTGTATCTCTCAATCTTTGTAATTCTTCTGCTGTAGGTGTTTCTGATTCTGCTACAGTTTCTTCATCAGTAAATTCTGTAAATTCAGATTTCTCTCCTAAGTATTTTTCAAACAAACTTGTATTAGATGATTTTTGTGTAACTGATAATCTTACATATTGATAATCTTCTTCAAGTGAAACTGGTGTTCCATCATTTCTAACATTTTCAGGGTCTTCATATGATAACAAATATCCTCTTTCATCCCTTAGTGGGTCGGTAGCATCAAGTGCTGAACCAGATATCTGTGCTCTCTTTCTTTCCTCTTCTACTTTTTTCAAATGTTTTTGTTCATCTGCATCTTGAACATTTTTATAGAAATCTTTTTTTCTAGCTCTTTTAATTGTGTATGGCATTTTACCTCACCACTTTAAATTCAAATCCATCATCATAAACTTGGGAAGTTTCATCTGCTCCACTTCCACTTACTACTTTTATTTGAAACTTATAATGTCTCTCTGGCATAAACCCATCCATCCATAAGTTAAAATAATTACCTGTAGAATCACAACTCACAATAGAGCCTGTTCCAAATGGTACAATCACATCTTCGGTTAAAGCATCAACTACTGAATAATAAGTACCTTGATTGATAGCCGTACTACCACTTGGTAGATACTTAACAGTCAATGCTGCTGGTGTGGTATCAAATCCACGAGTAGGATATAATTCTCTACCAACTAATCTAAATTTTACTTTTGATTTTTGTTTATACTCATCTCGTAAACCTTTGAAATAAATTGTTAGATTTTCTAAATCGGTTGAACTCAATGCTGATAAACTTCCTGTTGAAAAACTTGAATCATCCCATTCAACTTCTAACTTAGGTGGAAAGATTGTATTTGTTTCTCTTGAGAAAAATCTTAAATGTCCTAATTGGGTTGCATCACCCTCTGCCGAACCTGTTGCTGTGGTTGGGTCAAATATTGAAAATCTACTCGATGATGTATGTAAGTTTTCTCGTTTAATTATAAATCCATAATTAGGATATACAGAACTTGAGTATATATGATTATTAACTAAACCTGTAATATCCATTCTGATATCTTTTGTTTCGTATACTAAATTTTCTGAGGCACTAACATTATATTGTGATACAGAACTTGTAAACCAACTACCACCTTGATTAGTATCTGTTCCACCCATCCAAGTAGATTTTACTGTATCACTATCACGATACTTCCAACTAGCACCATCACTTAGTGCAGGGTCTCTATCTTTAGTACCTGTACCACCATTCCAACTTCCACTAATGATGTAGGCAAATAATGTTTGTTCAACCGCCAACTCTTGAGAACTAGCATCATATAAATTTAAATAATATTTTGCAGTACTTGGAATTATTCCACTTTGTATTGATTGTGAAATATAATTGTAATCAAACTGCATTAATATACGAGAAACATTTACAGTAGTTCCTGTAGAATTAACATGCTTCTCTACTTCTATAATCTGGTCTAAACCTGTATTGATTGATGAAGTTACTTCACCCTCATATATTGTTGTATCGGTTATTGGGTACTCAAAATAATGCATTAGATATCTCCTATTACTCTACCTTGTATATCGATGTTAGGAAACTTCACCTCAAAGATACAAGGGTCTAATGATGGATATACAACACCATCTTTTGTAGCAGATTGTATATCATATACATGGCCACTATATCCACTCGATGTTTGAAATTTGTTTTGTATAACAACCATTTGTTTTTGTGGATTATCATCTGCTGGTGGTACAACACTTGCCACCCCATCCACTAATGAAATCTTGTAAGCAATATCACTTAGAATAATTGGTTGACCAATTTGCCATCTCAGTACAGAAAAATGTTTTTTCACTTCATCAACACATTTTAATAATACTTCATTTTTATTAAACCCTCTTTGTGTTATGATACTAAACTTAACTCCGATGTTTACAATGTAGGCATCTTTAATATTAATAGCATCAGTCATCAATCTATATTGAGATAAATAAGTTTTTAAATTTTGTTTTACTGCTCTGTTTAATGTAACAAGATTACCTTTGGCATCGTAACCTAAAACATACATATTCAATGCCAATGGATTTGCTATGGAAGATGTTCCTGTGTTCTTTGCTATCTTACCATCTTTCATAATTAAGTTAGTAAATGATTCTAATTGTTCATCTTGTACAATAAAAGTTTTTGCTATGTTACCAAACTTTTGTGGTAAAGCATATGTTCGAATAATATAATCCTCTTTAGTAACAGCTCTATTTTGTGAATTAAAGAAAGCCAAGGCATTTTGTCTAACCTCTTCATTTGTTTCACCACTCGAACCACCTGTTGCTGGTGTTTCATTGGTAATACTCAAACTAGCTTTCATATCAGTAATTTTTTGTGTTTCTAATCCTGTCTCATCAATAGTAAAATTAATTTCATCTAAATTAGTAATTGTATTAGTAGCAGCATTATCTAATATACTACCACCATGTGTATAGGTAAATGTTAAAGTATTATTACTTGGTGCCAAACCATAAGTTTGTGTTTTTAAGAAATTACTTGGGTCAAATGATTCATCAAGTTTTGATATACCATTACCAAGTGAACTACCAACATTATCAGGATTTGGTATAATTTCTTCATCAGCATTATTACTAATACCTGCACCAAATCTTATTTCTGTTTTACCATCACTACGAACATATCTTGTAAATCTTTTTGTTGTTTTAAATAATTGTAAAAGAAAAGGTGATTCTTTTTTGAATGAAGATAAATCAGGACTATTTAAATCTGTATTTTCTACAGATTTGAATACAGTATCTTGTGCTAGAAAAGGAACTTCATACCATTGGTCACCATTACCATCTATACACTTAACCACATCAACAACATTATCATTGTTCAATATCACTTTATCAAACTTTACTGCATTTCCAAAAGTAAAAGATTGTGTAGTTTTCTTTCCTGATTTTACAATACCTTTTTTAGTTAATCTAAAATGTGTTGGTTCTGTACCAGAAGTTTGTGATACTTCAATATCCATAGAATCTAATGAACTTGATACTTTAAAATTAATATCATCCATCAATCTAAATGTTGTTCCACCTGTAGATGCAAAAGAACTATCGGCATCAAGTACAGGAGCATAATTTAAATCAGCTTCAAAAGTTTGTCCAACTTGTATGGCTGGAACCTCAACACTTATATCACAAATTGCAGTTGCAGGTGAACTAAGTTTTGGTTTGTATCCATACGATTGTGCAATCTTAAAAATATTTTTCTTTTCTTCTGCACTATGTAATAATGTTTCACGATATTGATTATCAACATAAAAGTTAAGAACATCACCAACATACGCTGCCATTTCAATGAACATCATACCAGGGTCTGATTCATTAAAATCATTATAAGTTTTTGGGAAATAAGATTTAGCAAATTCAATTAGATTATTTCTAATAGAAGAAAATTCTCTACCCAAATAATTAACATCTTTTCTTATAGTTTTCTTTTGTGTGTTATAATCAGGATTCTGTGTTGGCATCTTAAGCTCCAGTATTAAAATTAAATGTTATATTTTCTATGGCATCGGGGTCATCAATAGTAACTCTAAACTCTAATGATACGATTACATTATTTGGATTTGTTTCATCCACCATAGTAACTATATTTTGTGCTTCTACATAAGGTAACCATCTTTCTAATGCTTCATGAATAGCTTCTTCTATCCTATCACCTATGTTATCATCAAATGGTTCGAATAATATTGATGGTAAATCAGAACCAAATTCTGGTTGTCCAACTCTTTCACCTTTATTGGTTAGTAGTAGATTCTTAATATTAGAAGAAGCCTGTTCCCTTAAGGTTTGAGACCTGATAAAATTATTATCGGTTCCTATCCTTATAGGAAAAGTTAATCCGAAAAATGCATCTCGGTCTTCGTTTAATTCTCTAACTACTGCTCTTGCCATTATTTTTTACTCTTGAATTTATCGTGTTTCATTAAATCACTATAATCTCTTGTTAAAGCATTTACTAAACTTTCAGGTACATCATTTACATTTACATTCTTTTCTCTCAAAGTTTGTGCGGCTATCATGTTTCTTTGTGTTTCTTTATCACCACCAGCTGCCATACTCTCTCCGTAACCTAAAAGTTCTGATGCTCTACTTGAATCGAATACACCACCACCCATTGTTGGATACTCATCCATTTCATCACCTTTACTTAAAGCAACAGTCTCATTTAATACTTCGTTAAGTGCTTTGTTCTCGGTATATTGTACAGGTTTTTTCTGTACTGCTTTTTTCTTTACAACTTGTTTTTTTGGTGTAAGCGATTTAAGAGATGATTTATTCTCCTTAATAAATATCTCATTCATCTGTTTTTTGACTTCTTTACGAACTACTAATTCGATTATTTTTATTAAGTCATTTTTCTTCATCATTAACTCCTCTTGTTAAAAATCTTTATCATCGGTTTCATCTTCTGGATTAGTTCCTCTAACTTTTTCTGCGACATCCACTTCACCACCACCATCAGAATCTTTCTCTTTCAAAATTATTTCATATCCAAATGATGGAGCACCCGCTGGATTAGTAAACACCAATTGTTTATGAAATGTTTCAAAACATGATATCATGTAATTTACAAAATCATCTAAGTCTTTTGATTCTTGTGCTTTCTTTGGTATGTAGAGAGATGTAAAACCAGGATTTGTACAAATGAATCCTGTCACAGTCGAACTACCCAACCAAAATAATTTTAAACCAGTATCTAATGCAGTACTCATTGGATATGCTCCAAGTGAATTGAAAGATGTTTTTAATTGTGATTTTAAACCCTCTACATTACCTTGTAATACTGGCCCACCTGGTATTGATGTTCCAGCTTTTGTACATATCCCATATGAATCTGCAATCACACTAGCCATATCCTTTTCATTATTCTTAATAGCTTTTCTATAGTTACTTCTAAATATCGCCCAACTCATATTTTATTCATTTATTTTATGTTTCTTACTTAACGCTAATTTTACTTGTGCCATAGCCGCAGTAACTGCCGGCCAACTTGGTGCCGCACTTATAGGTGCTGGTGTTGGGCCTGTTGGTGTTGGTATACCCACTACATTACCAATGGCTGTAACT